TGGTGAAGAAGCTGGCGAAGAAATGTTTGCAGAAGAAGCAAGCGGCTCTGGTAAGAGCGGCAGCGGCAAGTCTGGATCTGGAAAGTCTGGTTCTGGTAAGAGCGGCAGCGGCAAAATGTCCGAAGCTGAAATGATGCGTGAATACGTAGAAAAGATTTCTGCTCCTGCTAACACCGAAGGTCAAGCAGTTGGTACCGGTAACAAGACACCTAAAGTTTCTGTTAACACAAACAATCCTCTAGCAGGCAAAAACGACATGGGCGGTTCTGCAAAGAACATTGCTACAGGTAAGAGCGATGCTGGTGATGTTGATGGCAACAGCCCAAAAGGCAAAGCAGGCGGTTTTGTTAAGCCAGCACAAGAAATTGACGTTGCAAAGCGCAACGTTAACAAAGTTGGTGGCAACAAAGGCGCACAAGACTTCTACAATTCAAAGGCCAGTGCAAAATCTGGTGAAGGTCAAACTACCGACGGTTCTGTAAGTGTAAACAAGCAGAGCTTAGAAGGTGGTAAGAAGTAATTAGGACAATAATATGGCTTTGTACCTAAGAGAGAATCTTACGTTCGACCGAGCGAATCTTCAGATTATTTCCGAAGATTCGGGTGACGGGAACGGTAAGAATCTTAAAATGAAGGGGATATTCATTCAGGGAGGCGTGAAGAACGCTAACCAACGTGTGTATCCTGTTCATGAAATTGAAAAGGCAGTATCCACCATTAATGAACAAATTACTGGTGGATACAGTGTCTTAGGCGAAGTCGACCATCCTGATGATTTAAAGATTAATTTAGATCGTGTGAGTCACATGATTGAAAAAATGTGGATGGACGGTCCATGCGGATACGGGTCTCTAAAAATCCTTCCAACACCGATGGGTAAGCTTGTTGAAGCAATGCTAACCAGTGGTGTTAAGTTAGGTGTTAGTAGTCGCGGATCCGGTAACGTTAATGAAGGAACAGGTCACGTAAGTGACTTTGAGATCATTACAGTCGATATTGTGGCGCAACCGAGTGCTCCTAATGCTTATCCTAAAGCAATTTATGAAAGTCT